CTACTTCTGTGCTTGATGCAATCAGCATAATCTTTTGACCACGCACCACCCAGTTGAAGGGTTCATCTACGATTGTTAATGCCATTATCTTTTATTTAATAGTATTCTATTTTCTACGGATTTAATGTAAGCATCCATTAGCTTCTCTTTGTATTCATCCCATGTGTCATCTATTGCATCCTGATAGTAGTTGATACCTTCGATACCTTTTTTACCAATGCTGCGTGCGATATTGTACGCTGCGCTTTTGATTGCGCTCTCGGTTGACTTGATAAACTCACCCTGTTTGTTTCGCAGTTTCAATGGCTTCATACGAATCCACTTTTCAATAGCCGCAACAGGTGGCATCTTTGAGTTTGGTTTGCGCCCATATTCAATAACGTCTGCATATTTACCAGCATCCCCTTTGACAGTGAAGTCAATGGTGGGTTTTCCGTAGCGAATGCGCAGCTTATAAGTTAATGAGCGAAGTAAGTTACCTGAAGCAACACGATTCACAACCTTACCACGCACACGTCTTTTGATACGCAGGTTTGATTGCGCACGCTCAATGACGGTTTCGGCATATTCATTCAAGATATCTTCGAATTCGGTTGCCATTAGATTTCGGTCAAGAATATGGTGTATGCAGTTGAAGGATTGGCAACAAGTAATTGAGCAAATCGCATTGCCTTAACTGAATCTATGAGTGCTTCGCTTACACGATTGCGATTCGCTTGTGCAGCATCGTCTATAGTAGGCCATGTCAATGAACCATCTTCGTTTTCGGTTGGCTCAATATAGTCGCTGCCACATTTGAAAATAATGACATTGCCATTATTCTCAACAATAAAATTTTGACCGTCGAAAGTATATGTCATATTGTTAAGAGTACTTGGTTTGAAAGAACGTTACCACTAACTGTTGTTGCATTATTTTGAAACTTCATACCCATTAAATCACCAGCAGCAACCGTTACACTATTGACTAAATCAGTAAACACCCCTGCTGCTGAACCTGCCGCGATAGTTAGTGTCAATGCTTGATCTGTGCTATTCTTTCGAACAGTGCAAACCAAAGAACCGGTTGCAGGTTGCGCACTTGACGTTTGCACATATAGTTTTGTCAATGTGCCTGCTGTCGCTATTGGTGTACGTCTTAAAGTATCTGCAGCAACTATTGATAATGCGCCACCGAATAAGCAACCGAAATAAGTTGATGAGGCAGGTATGTTTGTAGCATTCTGCGAATTGTATAGGATTGATGTTGAACCAGTGGTTATACCTAAGTCGGTAACCATTTCAGCCGCTGTTCGCGCTGTTACGGTATTATCATTATTAATTCGTAGGAATCTTATAGCACTTGGATTCGGCAGCGTTGCAAGGTTAGTACCTACCGTAGTTAGTCCGATGCTGTTCTGTTTACCATTAAACGTTGACCAGTCTGCGCTGCTCAATGCACCGCGATTCGATGCAGATGCTGTTGGCAGGTTGAATGTGTGTGTGCTGCCTGCGCTGCTAATTGCGAAGTCAGTTCCTGCTGTACCTGTTGCAAAGTTTTGCGTGCTTTCAGTTAAGCCATTGAGCGAAGAAAGTCCGATTGCGTAGGTTGTATGCACTTCACCTATGCGCCCATCTTCAGTGTATAGTGTAACAGTCTTACCATTCGTGTTTTGAATATCGAATTCAATGTGTACGCGGTCGCTTGCTGCTGTGACTGTATTAGGAACTGAAATAGTGAAGGTGTACAAATCAGGAACATTCCCATTTGTGATTTCTTCCATTGTGGAAGTAGCAACCAATGTGAACGTGCTGCCGTTATACGTGTAAAGCTTTGCAAGTATTTGGGCATGATTTGCACCACCACCTGTCTCACTCAAATACACATCGATAGTCCACACACCTGCAGGAATGAGAACGTGGTTTGGTTGGTTTACATCAGTAATAAACCGGGCAATCGCACCTGTTGTCGCGCGTGTAAAGTTAGCTGCTGGTCCGGTGTTGGCTGCTGTGCCTAACTCGTAGTAATCATTGCCACTTATAGTACCTTGCGAAATGTTACCATTGAAATACAACACCTGTCCACCACCACCACCTGTTGAAGGAAGTGTTCGCAATGCGCCTGTGCCATCGATGTATTGATCAGTTGTACCATTTGCTGCAACCGCAAGTGTGCCTGAAGTTGTAACAGGTGAACCACTTACACTAAATGCTGCGTTTGTTGGTGCAGGCATTGTAAGACCAACCGAAGTAACTGAACCACCTGTTGAAGGTGTGGTAGCTATCCAGTCTCCTAATAACGTGTTGTAAGTTAGAACCTGCCCATTGGTAACACCTGCCACATTTACATCAGCTAAATCATCAAGATTGACAGGTATAGTTGGCTGATTGATTAAGTCATTGTAATCACCTGTCGTAGCAACTGTGGCAAGTAATGGCTTGTTAAGTATCTGCGCAACACCACTCACTGCATTCCAATCACTATTTACTTGCGCTGCAGGAATTGTTGGTTTGTTCAGTATTTGATAGTCTCCACTCGTTGCGTTCCAGTCCACAGGTGTTTGACGCAAACGATAACCAACAGCTTGCAAAGTCCAGTAAGAAGGATTCGTTGGATTGATGCCATCATTGTTTGCAATGCATCGATACACGCTGCCATTGTACCAAACGCGGTCACCTATTTGGTATGGATTGCCTGTTGCTGTGGTGTGGTTTGCGTTCCATTCGGTACTCACATATTCTCCACTACCACCACCCCCACCTGCCGCATCTATCGTAACACTACCATCTCCGTTGTCTGTGATCGTTATGTTTGTTCCTTCGACTAAGTCAAGGATGTTTTGAACTGCATTATCTACACCATTGGTGCGAAGTGTTAAGCCATAACCTGTTCCGCTTCCACCACTTGATGAACCGCCCACGCTCCATACTGCAGGTATATCACATGCACTCCAATCCCATGGCACTTCAAGTGTGAGCGTGAAAGCAATCCCGGTTACTGTGTTTTTATATTCTTCAATGAATGGTTCAAACGTTGGAATGTTGACCAACTGCACATCGAATCCGAATAGCTCTAAACCATTACGCACTTCAGCTATTAAGTCTTGCCCCAATCGGATGCAGTCGCTTATCACTTCACGCTGGTATTCTGCCTTATATTCTTTGTCGCGTGGTATATCAGCAAACATCACAAGGAATCCAAACTGCATACCGCCCTGAATCGGTGTGATTGTGTCAGGTGTTACGTGCATGAATGGGTATTGATCATCTTGCAGTTGGTCTGCTAAATCGATTTGCCCATGTGTAAAACGCTTAATCAAAAAGTGACCAGCAGCGAAAGCTTCCAGTCGATTGATTAGAACATTATAGCTGTAATTATAGCTTGTCATCTATTCCTTTTTTTCATTTCCATTTTCTGCACATACACGTAATCTGCTAAATACGTTAAGTGCGTAAACACTTCATAACACCTTCGCTCCGTAACTGCATCAAACTTCGTTATATCCCTGTCGGCTAAGCTTTCAATAATATGGAACCAACCGTAGACACCTAATCCATCTGGGGTTGCTGTTCCTTCATCTCCTTCACTATCTCCGTTATCTCCTTTGCCAAAAAGACGAGGGAATCGTTGTATAGTTCGATTTCTAAACTCGAAAAAAAAAGCAGCGTATTCAACACGTGGTCCAAAGTCAATTCGCCAATGGCATCTTCATAAGTCCGTTTGTCATTGGTAGCGTATGGCTCAATATCGTAATACTTCCCAAACTTTGCTTTGATTGGTCGGTATAAGATGCACATCATTTTGTGAGCAGCTTCGCCCATGATCACACCGTCTTTGTATATGTCACCGCACACACTATCCAAATCCACGTATTCACCAAACGTCATTGAACTAAGGTCAGGTACAAAGCCAAGTTCATACACACCAATGCGCACCTTGCGTTCGAATTCACCACTGCTTAAGCGAATGGCTGCTTCAAAGGTTTCAATGATTTCATCTATCACATGCACCTGAAGAAGGCGGATGCTATCGGTGCTCTTACCTGTAATGATGCGCACCTGCTCAACCTTATCGACTGCGTTTTGATAGTCGATGTATTGGTTCAGCGTGATGCCTTTTGCGTTAGCTGCTATGCTAAAGTTTAATTTCATGCTCTGTTGTATTGTAGTTTTTGATTCCTTTTTGTTACAAGTCGGAGTGCACGTTGATCACTACCGGTGCTTTTTGGTCACCAGCTACGGTAACACGCGCCTGTTTGGGTTTGAAGTATTCAAGTACATCCAGCGTAAGTGCTGAAGCCTTAAACTTCAAATCTTCATCGCGTGAATCCATGCACTCATTAATAAATTCCGCAACCTTTGGTAACGCTTCAGCTACAAAGGTGCGCCCGAATTCTTCCCATTCAAGTGTCTTCTTATTCAAGCTTCCTAATGGTCTACCATTTGGGTTGTTGGTCATTCCTTTTTGAAGTCCCATGTTTGTTATTTTGATGTTTACAAATCACTTCTGTTCATACTGCGCAATGCATACAGCTATGCGCTGCTGTGCATCAGGAAATTCGCCTTGCACTTTTGCATCGCTCATGCAGCGTGCCACGAAATCATTCTTTGATTCTTCTGATGTTGGTGTTGGTAGGGGCATGTTATTTTATTTTTCGATTTTACCTAATTGTCTTCTAAACTCAGTAATCAAATCGCGGATGCACGATGCACATCCCGATGGTGGTTGATGTTTACCTGTTACTTTGCTGAACCAATGGTATAAAAGCTTCAGGTCTTCATTCTCAATCTTGTTTGCTTTGTAGATGC